GCGTGCCGTCGATCAGCGTGGTCAGCGGCGTGAAGTCGGTCGCTGCGTGGGCGGCGCCACCACGGGTGTTGTACGCCATCGCGACGAACAGGTTCTTCAGCGTCTCCTCGGCCTGCATGATCTTGGCCTCCAGGAGGCTGGTCATCATCTCCTTGCCGTTGTTCTGCGCCTCTTCGAGGCCGGAGATGATGATCGTGGCGTACACCTGGCGCCACGCGTACTGGGCAGCCGAGATGCCGGCGACCGCGTTGACAGCGATCTGCTGCCACGGACCGTACGAGTCAGCCTCACCAGGGCCGAGCAGCAAGGGCTCGACGATGGAGATGCCGCCGTCGATGGTCCGCACCCGGCCCTTGCTCATGAAGTATTCGAGCAGCGGGCGCGAGTTGAAGATGTTGTCCGTCAACGACTTGCGGTAGTTGTGCATCGTGGTCGACAGAATCGAGTCCCACGTTGCTGGGGTATGTGAAGCGAGGGCCACAGGCCGACCTTTCGGTTAGCCGCTCACCCCTCGGCCTCGCGGAACGCGGCTTCGAGGGCTTCGCGGATCGTCATGGGTTGCCCAGCCACGTTCTGTCGGTCCGTGAGTCCGTTCGCCGATCCCCCGCTGCCAATCGTTCGGGACGCGTCGGCAGCTGCGGCTTGGCGCCGCGATGTCTCCGCTTGCTGGCGCGCTGCCTCAGCCTGTTGGGCTGCGACGCGTGCTGAGATCCGATCGAAGGCCATGTTCTTGTAGATCATCGGGAGCGCGTCGACACCGAGTCCCAACTGGTACGCGGTGCCGACAATTTGGCGGACATCATCATCGTCCACACCGAACTGCTGGCGCAGTTGCCCGACCGCTTCACGGAGCTGGGCGTCAGCGTCCCGTTCGTTGATCCTCTGCTCCAGCGCCATGCGCGCTGACCGTTCCTCGTTGAGCTGTCGTTCCAGCGGGTCGGAGTACTCCAGCTCGTCAGGTTCCGGTGCTGCCGGTGCCTGCTGCTGGAGGCCGTACTGCTGCTGGAGGACTTGCAGCGTCATCGCCGGGTTGGCTTGCAGCGCTCGCTGCAAGTTCAACGCGTACTCGGCTTCTTGACGCTGCTCAGCGAGGGCTTGGGTCTTCTGGGTGTAATCAGCCGTCCGGCTGTACCCCTTCAGAGCTTCGGAGAGCGGGATCTCGTCGGTTTGGCCGTTGACCGGGACTCGTACGTAGTACTTGTCCGGGTCGTCAACTTCGACGTACTGACGTGGCTCCGGTTCGACGACCGGTTCCTGCGTGGTGGCCTCTGACCCGGTGTCCCCGCTTGGTGCGGGACCTGCTTCGGCGCTCGCCCCATCGAGGGGGCTCTCATCCATTGACAACGTTGGAGTCCTTTCGCGGTGTGCTCCTCGTTGTCGACGTATTTAACACCCTGGGAGGGGACAGGGGCTAGATGCCGGCGTTCGAGCCCATCATCGCCATCAGCATCTCGGGCGGCAGATCGCCTCCCGGCTGCGGCGGCGTGGGCCCTTCGAGGTCCGGCACCGGCGGTGGAGCAGCCTGACCCCCCATCTCAGGCGCGGGCACACCTGCGGGCTGACCGGGCTGCTCCCCGCCGGGCGGCACCTCCTGGGGCTGGGCAGTCCCCATGTCGGGGGCACCGGGCTGCTCCTGGACGATGAACTGGGAGACGTCCTTGATCCCGAAGCCCTTCTGGAGGATGTGCATGTACAGCCCGGTCGGGTTGGCCACGCCGAGCTGGAGGAACGGCATCGAGGCGTCGACCAGCTGCAAGGCCGACTGACGCCGGAAGGTCTCGTTCATCGGCTCCGTCGACCCGGCAGCGACGTCGAAGTCGAACTCGCCCTGGATGTACTCGGCGTCGAAGGGGACCCAGGCCCGACCGGGCATGGTGACGATGCGGGCCACCTGTTCGCCGGTCATGAACTGCTGCATCAGCCCGATGATCCGCTCGCCGATGTTGGACAGGACGTCTTCGATCTTGGCCAGGCGATCCTGGGCCCGGGCGTTGGAGGCGTCCTGGATCATCGCCGCTTCGGTGGCGGTGCGCTTGATGTTGGTCTGGGAGGCGCCGCGCTGGTAGTCGGTGACGCCGGAGACCCGGTCGATGTCGTTGGTGATGATGCCCGACTGGTCGTAGAAGTCGGTCGGCGTGATGACGGCGGGCATCGGCACGACGACGGTCGACAGGTCGTCGGCGATCGTCGGGATCATCGTGTTGTCGACGTCCGATTCGAGGGCCGACACGCCGTCCTGGTCGAAGGCGTCCTGCTGGTAGATCCACTTCCGGGCGAACCGCTTGCGGTGGTTCATCATCTGGGTGCGGGTCTGGTTCAGCTCGATCTGGAGCGACTCGATCTGCTGCACGTCACCGATCGGGTAGAAGTAGTCGGCTACCTCGTAGTTCCGCAGCATCTCGAACGGCTGCCCCATCGCGTACGGCATCTTCTTGGGGCGGATCAGGAACCCTGATTCGTCGTCGGCGTTGACGTCGGAGTCGAGGCAGAACGTGCACACCGTCTGGCGTTTGCAGTCGTAGAACTCGATGATCTCGCAGTACGACAGCGGACCCTTGTCCGGCTTGTCGTCACGGGCGTCCTGGTCGCCGTCGGCTGACGACCAGCGCGACCAGCTCTTGGCTGAGACCCGCTTGCGGGCGGCCGGCAGGTAGCGGCTGTCGACGTTGACGTCCTGCACGGGGCGCCAGGTGCGTTGGGCGATCCAGCGCATCTCTTTGGGGTGGCGGGCGTCGGGGTCGACGAACATGTCGAACGGGCTGATGCGTTCAACGAACGGCCGGTCGTCGTAGGTGTAGACCAGCTCGGTCTCGACGTTGCCGTCGGTCGGTTCACGGTCGTCGATGCCGTAGTCAGCACCCTTCTCCGGGTCGGCGGCGTCGACGTTGGTGGCCTTCTCCTCGGGTGGCTTGGAGAACTTGTAGCCCACCTTCACCCAGCCGTGGCCCAACACGAGCTGGTCGTTGACGGCGAGGCGGAACTCCTTCTGGTAGCGGTTGACCTGCCACAGGTAGTTGAGGACTTCCTCGGCGATCACGGCCCGGTCGGCGACGTCGGGCTTGCGAGCGTTGACGACGAAGCGGGGGTTGTTGACGGAGACGGCGGGGGCGATGGTGTTGATCGTCGAGAAGACGAGGTTGACCATCAGCTGGTCGTTGAGCGCCTGGCCGTTGTACTGCTTGCCGCGGTACAGGTCGATGTAGCGCTTCCAGTCCTCTTCGTAGTTCTCGTTGGAGCGCCACCGCTTCGATCGCCGGACCTCGTCGCGGTACATCTGCAAGACGTCACGTTGCTTCATCGCCATCTAGGACCACACCCTTCCGTCCATCTTCTCGACTTCGGGCCGCCGGATGTCGCCGACGTGTTCGTTGAGGAACTCCTGGTTCGTCCGCCCGGCGAACGACGCTCGTCCGTAGCCACCACCGCCGACGAAACGGAACCCGACCGACGACACCCGACACCGGAAGCACTCCTCCTTGCCCGGCTCGGCGTCCTTCCCGCACTGACAGGTCATGTTCACACTCTCCGGACCAGGAAGATGATCAGCAGGATGATCAGGATCAGGACGAGGATTCCACCGCCGACGTACATCAGGCTGGGGCCCGCATGAAGCACCCGGTCACGGGGTCATGGACGACCCGTTGACGGCGACGGTTCACGACCATGGGCACTGCCTCCAGGTGTGCTGGGTTCAGGCAGTCAGGGTTGTAGCACGTGTGATCCACTTCGTAGCCCTCCGGGATCTCACCCACTGTCAGCTCGTAGACGAGACGATGGACGTAGACGCTCTTGGCCTTGCCACTGCGGAAGTCGCACAGTTGCGGGTAGCCGTCGAGCGACCGCATCCCGCCGGACCACTCCCAGCACTCATCCGGCCCACGCCGGACGAGGTACTTCGGGATGCGGTCCTTGGGATCGCTACGCATGGTTCCCCGCTGCCCACGCTGAGCCCGACCAATTGAAGGCGAAGCCGTTGACGACGATGCCTTGGCCGGTGGTCCACGCGGTCTGCGGGTTGGCGACGAAGCCGAGCCCGGCGAGCAGCGCAGCCATCGGGGCGGTGGACGCGGTGATCTCGCTGAAGCCGCTGGCGTACACGTTGGTGGGGGCGGCCGACGGATCACCGGCCACACCGTGGGCGCCGGTGTAGCCGCGGGTCTGGAGGCGGTTGTTGGTCCGCTTGTGGTAGCGGCCAGGCTTCGGCGGTCGTTGCGTTTCGAGTCGTGTGGCCATCAATGCCTCCGGGTTTGGGTGACGGGGTCGCGGGTCCAGTGGGCGCCGATCGGGTCCGGCTCCTTCGGGCGACGACGGCCGAGGCGTTCGAGCGGGGCGTCGCCGTAGAGCAGCTTCTCGGTCCAGGCCATTGTTCCAGGTCCCGGCTCGCGGTCCGGCTCGTACTGCTTGAGGAAGACGAAGCGGGTCATCTGGTTGGCGATCGCCAAGCTGATGGTGCGGTCGTCGAACGGGGAGCCGGTCATCTTCCCCTTGTCGTCGCGGACGAAGGTGCGGAGTTCGGCGACCGTTTCGGCTTCGAACAGGTTGACGCTGCCTTCGCGCAGCGCCATGTTGAGTTCGTCGATCATGATCGGCTTGGTGATCTGCGACGTGCGGTAGCCCATGATGTCGGTGGGCACCGAGCGCTTGTAGCGCGGCGATCGCTGCATGAACAGCGGGTGGTAGCGGACCCGGCGCAGGGCGGTGAGGGTGGTCAGGCCGTGGTTGTTGTTCTCCACGCCGATCAGCCCGTTGTTGTACCAACGTCCGAGCGGGGCCAGCACGTCGGAGCCCAGCAGGTCGGGGTCGATGCGTCCGTGCCAGGTGGCGACGACGTCTCCGTTGCGGACGTTGATGACGTGGACCGATGAGAAGTCGCCGTGCTCCATGCCTTGGCTGGGGTCGGCGCCGATGGCGTAGCGACCGTCATCGGCGGGCAGCGCCCAGATGCGGAGCGGGCCGTGCGGTTCAGCGATGAACTGGAAGCCACGGTGCTTCTCCAGGTAGCCCTCGACGATGGGGTCGGTGGTCTCGATGGCTCGCAGCACCTCCAGTGAGAACACTGGACGGCCCGATTTCAGGAACGCATCCTCCGGGTTGTCGGGATACTCCTGGGCCAGCTGCCACTCGGGGAGATCCTCCCGCTTGGTGTCGTACCACTCCTGGTCCCGGCCGTTCGCCCACCAAGGGTGGAACAGGCACTTGAACCGGTTGTTGCCGGCGGTGGCCCCAACCCAGAGCGAGTGGAAGAGGTTGCCCTCACCGTTCGCGGTCGAGAGGGCGATGACCCGCCCACCGACGTCAGCGATCGGCTCGATGGATGCCCACGCCTCTTCGGAGTTGGGGAGGTACGCAAGCTCATCCACCACAGCCAGGTAGACAGACTCCCCACGAGCAGGATCACTAGCCGACGGGAGTGATTCGATGTAGCTCTCATTGGCGAACTCGATCTTGGTCTGGGTGGGGTTGATTGGTGGCCCACGGAACTTCATCCACTCGGGCATGAACCGGTACGCGTACTTGGCCTTCTGCAACAGCTTGATGGCGTCGCGCTCGGTACGCGACAGCATGATGACGACGCGGTCCTCGTAGAAGAAGGTGAGCCAGAACGAGTAGACGGCGACGAGGGTGGAGAAGCCGAGCTGGCGGGCCTTCAGCATCAGTTC